GAACGCCAGGCCCTCGCTCCGCCTCGTGATTCGACGGTCTCTGAATGGGCTGACAACCATCGGGTACTACTCGCAAAGAGGATCATCAAGAATCCGGTGACGCCGGTTGAACAGTTTGAACCCTTGCAGGATCAAGAGACGGTCCTTGATCGGTCGCATTATGAAGTTGAGATCAAACGGTTGGACAGCGAGCTGAAGACGCTCAAGTTACAACGGGAAACCGGAGAGCTGATCTCCAGAGCGGAAGTTGAGAGAGGGTGGTATGATAGAGCCTTCGAATTCAAGCGCGAACTTTTGAGCATGGCTCGCCGGTTGTCTTTGAAGGGCGCTCAGAAGGAAGCGCCAGAGCTTTATGAACTGATCCGCCAGGACGCAATGGAGGTTCTTCGTAAATATTCAAGGGGTCATATTGATATCGAAAACCTGTCAGATCAGCCGCCAGCAAAAAAAAAGAATAATAACCTCTAAAACAGGGAGTTACCAGGTTTGAGAAGCGAAAACCCGCCAGCAACCCGCCAGCAACCCGGGAACGGTGTCCTAAATCTGACGAATCGTGAACGCCAGGCCCTCGCTCCGCCTCGTGATTCGACGGTCTCTGAATGGGCTGACAACCATCGGGTACTACTCGCAAAGACCAGCCGGGAACCTGGGCCGTGGAGAACATCCAGAACGCCATATTTGCGGGCCGTCATGGATGCTTATAATCTCCCCCATGTTCGCCATATCGTTCTTATGTTCGGGACACAGAGCGGAAAAACCGAAGGGCTAATCTTAAACACCTTGGGCTATATTATTTCCGAGGATCCATATTCAACACTTCTCGTTTATCCTTCGAGTGATGACGCACGGTCAGTCTCCAGAAATCGCATTCAACCTATGATTGAAGCGTCTCCGGTTCTAAGGAGTAAAAAACCGCTTGCAGAGGATTCCTATCAGCTTTCGGAAATGAGTTTTCCAGGCATGACGCTTTATTTGGCCGGTTCAAACAGCCCTACTCCGCTTTCCCAAAAGCCATGCCGCAATGTCCTTCGTGACGAAATCGACAAATATCCGCCAGTGGCCGGTGGGCGTGATGCTGATCCTCTGAGTCTTAGTGAGGAACGAAGTAAAAGTTTTTGGGATATTCGAAAGATTATTGATGTTAGCTCGCCTACGGTCGAACAAGGGAATGTTTTGAGGCAGATTAGAAGTTGCGATGTTGTGTATCAATATCATGTCTCCTGTCCTTCCTGCAATAAACTTCAGAGACTTGTTTTTAAACAAATCAAATTTGATAATCAAAGGGATCTCAGTCGGGCGAAGCGGATCAGGGTCGCGAAAAAGAGCGCGGTTTACATCTGTGAGCATTGCGAGGCCGAGATCCGGGACAAAGATCGTGAATGGATTCTCTCTGAAGATAACGGTGCCAAGTGGATCAGCGATGACGCAGAAGCGCCGGAGAAGCCGGAAAAAGTGGGGTTCATACTCAGCTCTCTCTATTCTCCGTGGCTTACCTGGGGCGATGTGGTCGCGAAATTCCTGGAAGCCCACTTAAGCGGTGATCCTCAAAAGCTCATGAATTTCAAAAACGCATGGCTGGCCGAGCCCTGGATTGATCGGGTTGAACCTAAACAAGAGGCGGAGATCTTGTCACATAGAACAGAACTCCCTCCGTTGGTAGTCCCTAAAGAGGCCGTTGCCCTCACAGCGGGGATTGATACGGGCCAGGGGGGATTTTGGTACGTGGTCCGAGCATGGGCGCGGGATCTCACATCATGGTTGATTGATTACGGATTTCTTTTGACTTGGGAAGATGTTCATAGCCTCGTTTTTGAAAACATTTATGAGCGCGAAGGCCCTGAGGGCGGGTTTATGCGGATCTTCCGGGCCGGTCTGGACATAGGGGGGACAGTCACAAAAGAGGGGATAAGCGCCACAGAAGCCGCTTATCAGTGGCTTAGGGCTCATGGCCAGAGGGTTGTATTCGGGGTCAAAGGCATGTCCAGGCCAATGGGGAAGCGACTGAAGCTGTCTGTGATTGACACAATGCCGGGCCGGTCAAAGGCGCGAATCCCTGGGGGCCTTGTGTTGTGGAATGTTGATACTTCCTTGTTAAAAGATCTATTCCATTGGCGCTTACAAGTAAAACCGGGTGATCCACAGGCTCTGTATCTTCACAGGGAAACCGGCGTTGATTACGCGCGCCATATTATGGCAGAGGAGAAGCGGCGAAATAGGCGGGGCATCTTTGAGTGGGTTCAGGTGTCCAGAAATAATCATCTTCTCGATTGCGAAGTTTACGCGGCGGCTATGGCAGACGCGGAATGTTGGGGTGGCATAAGGGTAGTCTCAGGATCTGGTCAACAGGGTCAGAGACAAAAGAGGCGGATAATTAGCGAGGGCATTAAATGAACTGGTTAGGGAGGTAACGCTATATGCAGGAAAAAAAGATCAGGCCCATAAGGCTTTACAACGTGGAAAGTGAAATCTCAATTATCGGCGCGATTTTACTCCGTCCTTCTGCTTTGGCTGAGATCCGGGCAGAACTGAATTCGAGCGCCTTCGGAGATCAGCGAATTAAAACGATTTTCGAGACCATGATGAAAATATCAACTAAAGGTGAGCCGCTTGATATGGTGATTCTTTCGAATGAGCTTGAAAAAGCGGGATTATTGAAAAGGGCCGGGGGTAAAGACTTTTTGGGCGAGATCGTGAAGCAGATTGCCACGAGTGCGGGCCTTTCATATCATATCCGAGAACTGAAGGAATGCCAGGCCAGGCGGACACTGGCAGAGTTGGCCGGTCGGGTACAAGACGACTTGCGCGAAAATGTGGAGGTCGCTGAAATTCTTTCAGGGATACGAAAAACCATCATGGATATCAAGGGAGATGCAAAAGTGAAAGTGATAGCGTTAAAAGAGGCCCTTGAAAATAGTATCAAGGCCATTGAAGAGTTGTGTAAGGCTGAGGGGCATGTGATCGGGGTCCCATCGGGCTTCACAAAAATTGATCGGATTACTGGAGGCTGGCAGGCGGGAGAGTTGATCCTGGTAGCCGGTAGGCCGGGCATGGGGAAGAGTGTTCTTGCAAAGGATCTTGCCGAAAACTCCGGGGTTCCAGTCGCTTACTTTTCCCTGGAAATGTCAACGAATGAGCTGGTCAAAAGACAGCTTGCGGGCCGTTCTCGGGTGAACTTCGAGGCCATACGAACAGGGCGGGTGAATGAGAACGATTGGGATCGGATTATCGCAGGCGCAAATAAACTCGAAGGGATCCCCATCTTCTACGTTGACCGAGCGTCTTTGACCATTGATGAGATTGAGGGGATCGCGCAGGGCCTTAAGCTGTCTGAAAATATTGGACTTGTGGTGATCGACTATATGCAGTTGCTCAGGTCGCGCATACGCAACGAGGGCCGGGAAAGGGAGGTTTCGGAGATCTCCAGGAGGCTGAAGGCGCTTGCGCGTGATTTGGAGGTTCCGGTTGTATGTCTCTCACAGCTTAATAGACAATGCGAGATGAGGGGGAGAGACAAGCGCCCTATTCTTTCGGATCTCCGGGAGAGCGGATCGCTCGAACAGGACAGCGATATTGTGGCCTTTCTATATCGGGCGGTGGTTTACGATCAGCAAGCGGCGAAACACGAGGCCGAGTTTATCATTGGAAAGGGCCGAAATATCAGGACGGGACGGATTAAACTTTTTTTTGATGGTGGACATCAGACATTCAAGAATTTTTACGAAGGCGAGGAAAATGGACAACGATAGACTTTTAAGGCCGGATCAGGTGGCCGATTGGCTCGGTATCAGTCGCCGCAAGGTCTATTACCTTGCTGCGAACGCTGAATTTGAGTGTTTGAAAATAGGCGGCTCACTGCGGATTCTTACCAGTTCCGTTGAAGAGTACATTGAAAATCAGATCCGGGCTTTTGATCAGAAAAAGGGTTGGTCTGATTAATTTTGTGCATGGTGTGACATAGCGCGCACAGCGTACAGTCCTGTCAACGTCATTTTTGATATACTGTATTAAAAATTTTTT